GCTGGAATAGACCAGATAATTTTTTTTGTGGATGTTTTTTTTAATTTTGCTCTTGTTTATGGTATTTTGCAAGATTTTGTATTTTTTTCTAGAGTTTTCCATATATTTTCAACATCTATTGACAAATAGGAATTCTTCCTTCTAAGCAGTGGCAACAGCATCCTTGGAAGCCTTGGCAAAGTGAGGAGACATGTATCTCTGGAGGTTGAAGTAGGTGAGTTCATCCGTCTTCTTCAACTTCAAGAGGGCAGCAAGCTTGGTGTCGGGGTTAATCTTGCGACCATTTTCCTTGTCCTGTAAGTTGTGGGTGCGGATGTACTTGTTGATATCACGGGTCACTTCCGTGCGCGCCATTTCGGTGCCCTTCTCCTTTCCTAAGAAGGAGGCAAGTTCATCGGAAATCTTGGTGGGCTTGACGAAGCCAGAGGGGGCACGGTTGCCAGCCTTTCTCTTTCTCTTGGAAGAGACTTTCTGGGCACTTTTCACTTCACGGGTCCATTTCTTCTCAAGGGCACGGTATTCGGTCTTGAGGGTGGAAAGGAGAACACTGAGTTGTTGGAGCTTGGCAAGGAATTCGCCGGATTGCTCGGCAAGAGGAGTTTCACCGTCCACAACGGCTTCAACAGCGGGAGCAGCAACTTCCACTGGGGCAGTGGTGGTCACGGGGGCGGCAGTCTCAACGGACTTCACAGCCTTGGTCTTCTTGGGAGCGGCGGTCTTGGTCTCAACAACAGGGGCGGGAGCGGCGACTTGTTCAGTCTCGGAGGCAGTCTTGGTGGATGTTTTCTTAGGCATCTTATTATACTATACAATTATAATTTCTTTTTAAGTCGTTTTTAGGGGATAAATATATATTGTTACGATAATATGATATCGATGATTTATATATGTAAAATTCATTTGCGTTCACTACACGAAATATCAAAAATAATTCATGGATTGAAAGAGCCAAGGGATCGATGTAGCAGCTTCTTGGCTGACCAAAGTCAATGCACCCAACACGTAGTAGGCACCCAACGACTTGCTGTCCACGTCCATGCCAGTGGTCACGAGCTTTTCCATGATTTCGAGCATGGTCTTTTTGATTTTCCACAAGTCTGTTTCGTTAAACAGTCTGCTGGCATCGAGGTGCCGAAAGGGGTCGCCAAATGGGGGACAAATATTGCACTTTGTTTGATGGGTCAATTGCGCACGGTATTGCCAAATGTCTAAGAGGTCGCGTAAGAATTTGATGGTTTCTGAACGGTTCAAGGAGAGAAACCAGTCGGCATTCGAATAGTTGCCCAATGCGTCGATACTTTGGAACAGCGAGACGGCACGCAGTTCGACGGCTTTCTCGTCGGACACGGTTGCCGATGCATCCTCGAACTGCAGTTGGACGGGCACATTGAGGATGTTGCCTATGCGAATGAGGACCATGGTGTCTTCAATGATATTGGCAGGGAAAATTTGACGGTTGTATGGGTTGCGTATTTGATTTCCGGATTTCTGAAATAGATTGTGGAGAGAAGAGATGTCGAACCCATAGACAAATCCATCAGCATCTTCGTAACTGATAAACTGACGCAAATGAATGTCCTCAATGGGTTCCATCGAGATGAAGTCGTCTGCATTCGTACAGAGTTTTCGGTTGCGTGCTGCTGGACCATGCAGCGAACGGTATTTGCGCGCGAGCGCTCCACGAAACACAGTCTGAATTTTCACCGCGTGAGCCGACAAGCACAAATAACTGAATACCCGTTGGGCAAGCTCTTGTTTGTTTCCTGTCATTTTCAGTTTGTAATGCTTGGCGAATTCTTTCAGCTTGGCCAAGGAGAAATTGTGCACGAGGAGATGCTTGTATGCATAGATGGTGGGGAAGGTGTCCACATTGCTTGCCGTCTTGGCATATCGTTGGTATTCGTTGTGGTTGTCAAAATACTTTGCAGTAAGCATGTCGATGTACTTATTGTCTCTCTTTGAACGGTATTCCATTGTCGTTTGTATGTTAGTGAGTATGATGATATACTATTATACTATAATACGATAAAAAATCTTTGAGTTATTTTATTTTAATAATTTGTTTGAATTTATTTTTCCACTTTCTATAACTTATCGTCTAGTATACGTCAATTGTGCAGATAAACTGAGACGATATATCGAGACATGCAAAACCAGTTCGCTTATACCATTTATCATTTTGAAAAAAAATTGATTTAAAGATAATCCCATATAGTAGATTATACAAACACACACACACTCCCAAACAATCAAAATGTCTAACGCAATCCTTGACGGTACCAATCTCGATTTATCCGTGTTCAGTTACAGTGCACCGAAGCCCAACCCTACCGGCGGCAAAGTGGTCAACTTGTACAACAAACACCTCAAAGAATCCCTGACCATTTCCGCTCCTCTTATCGGTTCTTGGGGAGCTCAGGAGGTGAAAACCTTGGATGGCATGGGCACTGGCAAATACACCATGACCTTGCAGTTCGCCAAGGGCCAATACACCACACCAGATGCCGACAAATTCTTGGAACAGATGAAGCTGCTCGAACAAAAAATCAAACAAGATGCCATGACCTACTCGAAGGACTGGTTTGGCAAGGAAATCAAGAGCATGGATGTGATGGACGAGAAATTTACTCCTATGTTGAAATACCCCAAAATCAACAAAGCCAGCGAAGAACGTGACTATTCGCAGCCTCCTCAGCTGACAGTGAAATTGCCATGCTGGAAGGATGTCTGGCAAACCTCGGTGTTCGACGAGGACTACAATCCCTTGTACATCAAGGGTAAGACCGAGCCTGGTGTTACTCCCTTGGACTTCTTGCGCAACACTGGCAAAGCACCCATTCAAATTGTGGGTCTTATCCAATGCGCTGGTATTTGGTTTGTCGGCAGCCCTGCGAAGGTCTCCATTACGTGGAACTTGAAGCAAGTCATTGTCCGCAAACCCAAGACATCGGCTATCTCTGACGATACCTGTTTCCTGATGGTGCGTCCATCCGATAGAGAAGCATTGAAAGCTCAACCGGAGACCGAGGTGCAACCTGAAATCGAAGTCCAGAGCAATGCAGTGAGTGCCATTGTCGAAGATTCGGACAACGAAGAAGAGCATGACAATAAGTGGCCTGAGCCTGAGCCAGTCCCAGTTGCCCAAGCACCAGCTGCTGTGGCCGCGGAAGCTCCTGCCGAAAAGAAGAAGGTGGCTGCTCGCAAAGTCAAGCCAAAGGAATAAATAATTTGATTAATAACTTGATAAATAACATGAGAACATGAAAACATGAGAACATGAAAACATGAGAACATGAAAACATGAGAACATGAGAACATGAGAACATGAGAACATGAGAACATGATTGATTTAGAAAATTTGCATTTTGTGATTTAAAAAATTTTTTTATTCTGTTTCTACACCTTTTTAATTTATTTTTTTTGCAATAAATTAAAATTATGAATTATAAAATACTTACTTTTTTTACACCAAGGTGATGCGCACAATGATATCCGATTTGTCGCTCACATCATAAATATCTTTTTTCACTTTAGTGATGCCTTGTTTCTTGAATTTATACGATTGCTCCCGTTTCATTCGCAGCTCAGCCAAAGGAACTACAAACGGTCTGTTCCCAATTTGGATACAAATGTCGACATTCTTCAGCACCATTTCTGGAAACACTGACCAGGCACTGATTTCAGTTTCTACATAGAGGTTGTTGTCGTCATCGATGTGCATACAATCCGGCAATTCTGGCTCGCAAATGACAATGACTTCGCTCCCATTGCAGCAGTCAAAGTAACACTCACTGTGCCACAGAGGCACCAAGTACAACTGCTCGTCGATGTATAACTTGTACAAATTGTTGTCCATAAGGTCGTTGATACTCGGATTCAACTTGTATATCTCTACACTGTCATATTTGTCCAGCACAATTTGGCGCATGCTGTCCAACAATTCCTTTGGGAAATGAAGTGTGTTTCTATACGTGGAGAGAAAGTTGTAGATGTTCAATACGGTATCCTTGTCCACATCCTCAAACAACCGTAACGAGATTTGCTTTCCAGTGACCAAGATGTCATGCACAATTTTCATGATAATGTCGCCGAAAACACCCTTGTTCTCAAACACACTACGCACAAAGTTTTTCAATACCGTCATGTAGACGAAATTTTGTTCGTTCTCTTGGTCCTCATTGTTAGCAGACATATCATCCTCTTCTTCTACTCCCAGTTCTCTCTTCAAGTAGTGGTAAGCAGAGTTCACACGTTTGAATCGTTCAGTGGACTCTTCGGTGTTTCCATTCTTGTCTGGATGGTATTTCAAGGCCATCTTACGGTATTGCTTTGTCAAGAACGTCATTGTCACTTCTTCGTATTTGGTCTCACTGAAGTCAATCTCTAGTGCGTCAAATGCATCTTGGTGGTTCATGTCCATTACTTTGTCATCCTTTGTAGACTTTAAGTGTTAATAGTGCACAGATTATAAAAGAAAATACAATGAGGGAAAGGAAGGAGTGGAGTGGGTGGGGTGGTAGTCCTCACACAATTATTATTTTTTTAGATTAATTATACTATATAATATATATAATCCATTCTATCCATGGCTATTCACACCAGCGCAATTACGTATCGTCGAGGTATCCCCAATGGCTATAACAACTTTTTCTTTGTGGTCCAAGCAAACAATGTGATTCCTGCTCCCATGAGCAAGTACTTAAGCAAGTATTCCTTTTATAACCGCAATATCACCAATGCGTCACGTGCGAGATGGCCTTGGAACCCTTAATAACCGTCTACCTACCCTCTTTAAAAACCATGAATCACCTTAGCCAAATACAGAAAGTAGTTTTCGACATGGTAGATGGGACGATAATTGTTGTTATAATATTGAAAGAAACAATAGGTTCGAACAAGGATGGAAGACAATTCTGCTCGAGGAATTTGGTCTTGCTTAATCAGTGAAGAGAGAATGTACCAGATGCAATCGGAAATATCCAGATTATAGATAAATATGTCATACAACAAATCGCGGAATTTTAGGAATTGCAGGTTATTGATGTTCACCAAATGAGCAAGGATTTTGTTGCAAATGATTTTGTACTGCAACATCACGTCCTCGCTATACACATGCAACAGTTTGACGTTGGTGACATGTTCCGGTTTCAATTTGCTGGACAGTTTGCCCTTGTGCTTCATGCATTTTGCATACAATGTTTTCGGTGGTCGAGGCACATGAATTGCCTCACAGCAGTTTAAAATGTTGTCCGGAATGAAGCTCAGCTCCTCTGTCAACAGAATGAATTTGATGTCGACCCCCAACAAGTTTTGCTGCATGTAGCTGTAGAAATTCTCCAACAATTCCCCATGAATCTCATGGAAATATTTGCACACAATGATGCCAGACTTGTCGGACTTGGCCGAGATGATATCGACCAAGTTTTCATAAATATCATGCCAAAACAATTTGGAATTGCATCCGAGGAGAGACATATCTACTTCGTAGTGAATGTCGCTTACCTTGAAGAAATACTGTTGTTTGTTGAAGGTCATACTGATTTTGCGTTCATATTTCAGTTCCGAGGCACTGTATTTTTTGATAGACTGTAGCATTTGGGTGTATTTGCCTGTTCCGCTGGGACCATAAAAGACCACGTTTCTCAGGTCATGTATGGAAGCTGGAAACTTGGCGTACATTTTGGTGAGTTTGGGATGCAAGTTCTCTCTGGTGTTTGCGGAAATGTATTCTTCAAAATGGGTTTCATAAAATTTCATGTAAGAAAGAAAGCTAATATATAAAGATTGCACCTACTCTTTATATGTTGGCGAGACATTAATGATAATGTTTTTTATACAAAAAAAAATTGACCTCCTTTTTACCCAGGCACTGAACGCAGAAACTGAACACAGAAATAAATATATTCAAGGAAATAGCAATGTTCACTGACAACCAACTCCAACTTCAAATCCAGCAATTAACTCGTGAACTGCAAGATTTGATATACGAATTCAATGTGCAACATCGTTCTAACATGATTCCTGTATTTAATGAATTATTGAAATGTGTTATGTGTGGGGTTGTGGAGTCAGTTCGTTTGTACGTGGACCGTGACATTGAGGGAAAAGCAGTAATATGTTGTGGGCTGGATTGTCAAGAGTGTTTCTACTATAAAAAAAGAAACTATTTCAGAGCTGCGCGGAAAGCCAATATCCTTTGACTTTATGGCTTTACAAATTTACTCATTTATATACATATATACATATATACATATATACATATATACATATATACATATATTTGCCTATAAAAGCTTAAACACATGGTATGCTTTTATATAACTGTCTCTTTTTCTTAAGATACAATCATCAAACCATCATCAAAAACAAAAACATGAATTTAGTAAAGACATTTGACCAATATGATGACCAATGCATCTTTTTTTGCGACCCCATCAAGAACAACATCATGAACGAAGGCAATTTCATCCGTATTCTCTATTCGACCAATGATGTCATTTTAAACGGTGTGTACCTACTCGTCCATCTCTCCGACATGGTTTGTGAGAAATATTACAACAAATACAAATGCAGCTTTAATATTTCTACTCACCGTGACACTATTGCCTGTCTCAAAACCATTGAGGAAGACATCTTAGCAAAATACCAAACCGACAAAACACCACTCTTTAAAATCCATGAACAGATTAGCGCGGGGTATATCAAACTGTTTGTTGATATAGGTACCACGACCACCCATGCATCGTTTGTACTCAAAATATCCGGCATTTGGGAAACCCAATACAATTATGGACTCACCTACAAATTTGTCAAGGCATCCTCGTCGTGAATCCATCCGTCGAATAATACGTCAGTATCGTGTACAGAATAACGGTGCTAATGCCTGTCAATACACCCAACAAGTATACAATTCCAGACGTGACACGGGGCAATTTTCCAGTCAGCTCAAATCGTTCGCTGTTGATGGTTCCATGGATGAGGTACATCTGTATCAGCAGAAGCATCACCACAATGTTGCTGAAGGTGCTGTAACCAGGGGCAATCTGTCCAGCTACGATACTGTCCTTGTGGGTAATCATAAGGTAGAGCACGAATCCCACGATGGCCATCACCAGCAAAAAGGGTCCAGAAGACATCACAAGAGCACTCAATGTTTGCCATAAAGAGGCGTTTGCGGTGGTGGTAACACGAAGTACATTGGCAAACAAGATAACCAAAATCAGCATAATACCCAGCAGCAGTACGGAATATCCTGCAAGGAATGCTCCTAAAGAGGTCTTCGACGGCGTAAAGAATCCAATGAGAAACGCGACTGCACTTGCCCATATGCAAGCCTTATACAATGTAGAATACCATTCTCCTGCCATATGGTTGGTTATATACTTTAGCGATAATAATATTTTTACAGTATATTTTTTTTTCTTTGGGTTTCTCTCCTTTCGCCTTTTCGCCTTTTCGCCTTTTCGCCTTTTCGCCTTTCGCCTTTCGCCTTTCGCCTTTCGCCTTTCACATGTTTCTCGTCGCTCTTAATTCGTCTACCTCCTTTTGCAGCTGCTTCACTTTAGCGAATATCAAGGGAATCATCTCTTGGTAGTTGACCGTTTTGTATCCCAAATGTGTGTCCTCGACCATGTCCGGAAACACCTGTTCCACGTCTTGTGCGAGGAAACCAAAATGCGTCTTCTTTGTCGTGTCGCTTTTGTAACAGAAATGAATTGGATTCAATGTAAAGAGGTTGTCCACCGCCACGGGGTCAATGGACTCAATGCACTCCTTCAAACGACTATCGGAGGTGTTGTAGAGAGAACCAGCAACCACTAAATCATTGTTGATGACAATGGGTGTCGACGCGTTGGCTGGGGTTTGCACCAAGGTTGTCCCTCCATTGATGCGTTGGAATATCCATGTTGCAAAGGCGCTGGGAGGGGACACGAAGAACTGCTTCACACCTTGTTGGGTATCAGCGACTTTTCCACCATAATTTGCTGCTGTACTGATAATGGACATGGTTCGTATGTATATATATATACTACTACGACAATTAAAATTATTAAATCCTTATTTCAATTATATCAATATTCATATAAAAAATATAGCAGAATATAGTATAAACAAAACAAACTTTCATGTCTAGGAACGAAGGAATACGATATAACGACAATTTTGCTGCCCAAGTGTACAATGTCAATACAACCCACCCTCTGATTCCCAATTCACAAGAGTATGTCTTTTACAAAAAGTATGTCTCGATTCACTCTGAAGACCGCGACTTGACCAAGTTCGCCAATGCCAGTGAGTTTGAGATTGAATTGCCTGAGGACTATTTGAACGTCGCGGGTATCCGTCTCGTGCAGTGGACCTTTCCGTCCAATTACAATGCCTTTTCGGTCACCAATGCCAACACCTATTTGGCCTTCAGCATCCCGAACCCATACAACCCTGGAGCCAATAGCGTATCGAATGCATACTTGCAATGCATTTTCGAAGCCCTGTGGAGCAATCAAGGCACCTACAGCTTCCTCATTGAGGATGGATTTTACAATCCTCTGCAAATGGCCACCGAGCTGACCAATCAACTGAATGCAGCGGTCACCAACTACATCGTGGCGTATTTTACGCAGCAAGGATGGACCGATATGCTGAGTCAATTCTATGCAAACGGTGGGTACACGCGCTTTGTTGTCGTCTATCATGCGGTGGGACAAAAATTCTGGTTCGGTAACATGGCGGACGGTTTCACCATCTTAAGCGAGCTCAGCTTGACCACCGATGCGTATACAGACAATCTGTGTGCGAGTGGCCGTCAACATGTACCTGATGCGTCCAATTGGGGACTACCTGGCTACCTCGGTCTCCCACGTTGCAATGCCAACAGTGCTTTTACGACGACTGCGACTTCTTCATACAATGGTAACCTCGTGCCTCGGTTCTACTATGGAGATGCGTTGATGCCAGGTGACAATGGGTATTGGCTGCTTCCTCCGACGGATGCTTCGGGGGCAGAGGTTCAATGGATTGAGGGTATGTACAAAGCCAACTTGATGGGAGAGGCCTTTATTTATATGGACATTGCTGGATGGAACTGCATCGACGAGACCCAACCATACAATGTAAGCAGATTCACGCTCACTACCAATGGTACAAACGGTATTGTGAATTCTTCGTTTGCTAAGCTGCCAGTACCTGCTACACCGTTGTCGCAATGGTTCGACCGCGATTCAGCTCCTTATAAGTTGTATTATCCACCTGCAGAGAGAATACGCAAACTGCGTGTCAAGTTGCGTTACCACAATGGTCAGGCTGTACAGTTTGGTGTATCGAACTATTCGTTTATGATTGAGTTCACCATGATGGTACCACAGATTTTACGGGAGTCTAGAGCCAATGTGTTTCCGCCACCTATGGGACGGTAATCTGAATTAAGCATCATTAATCATAATCATAATCATAATCATAATCAGAATAATTATCTATACATATATTATAATTATGAAGACAGAGAGAGTTTGCTATACAGGGGAGGGTTCCGTAAAATCGGGTAACCATACAAAAAAGAAGTACCTGCACATCATGAATACACATTTCAAAACCAAGTGTCCTGTGTATATGAAATCATTGAAATGCAAATCATGTAAGAAAAGCATTGAAATGAATAGCAAAGAAGTGAAGAAGCAAATCAATGCTCAATTGAAGAACAAAACTTACAAACTATCCAGTAAGAAACAGAAACAAATGATGAAACAATTAAGCAAATGCCATCGATGTAAAAACCAGGGCACTAAAATGTGCAATTTAAAGGAGTATTTGCTCTTCTCGGGTGCTCAGATGGGCAAATGTGATTCCACTGCTCCTTAAATGGGTTTTTTATATAGGGTATTTGCTCTCAATCCACGACTTTAAAATAGCCATGTCGCATATTTTATAGTCTTCTGGGAAACCGTCCAGAGAGAAGAACTGAGGTCGCTTCAGTTTGGGTGGTTTATAAAAGATGTAATCTGTGCCCTTTGGTCCGGTTCGTATCGACAGGGAAGCATTGATTTCTCTCACTATGCCCGTGGGTGATTTGGTCAAAAGGGTTTGGACCTCTTCCAATGTGATGTTTTCTACGGGACGATTGCCCAGCTCCTTCAAGTTGCGCGATTGGGTACCCCATGTCACATACAGACCAAACTTACCCTTTCTCAATACCAAGTTCTCTCCATCTTGTTGTCCTAAGATGATTTCTTTCTCGGTTTTGTCCTTCTTTTTCAAGTCTTCTACTGTGTATGCACCATTCTGTAACTTTGTGGGGTCCACATTCGCAAGGTCAATTGCTTTGAATGACACGTTTTCCCCTTGTTCTTCTTTGAGTACGGGACCGTATTTGCCTATGACATACGTGTGATGGTCATCTATCTGCACCTCTGGAGTGAACCGTTGCGCCGATGCCATGGCCACCAACTTGTCAACCTCCACACAACAATCCCGACACACCTCGTGCCAAACCATTTCTCCCTTGGCAACTTTGTCTAATTCCTCCTCCATTTTCCTTGTGTACTCATAACGGAAGAGAGAAAGGAAATGCGCATACAAATAATCCACCACCATCATGCCTAGAGGTTGCAACACGAGCTTGCCCTTCTCATTGCCGAATTCTCTCTTCCGTTCGATTTCAAAAATGTCTCCGCTTTCCAATTCAAAGTCTTTGCAAACGATTTCTTTGCCTTGGACATCTTGTTTCTCCACATAACCACGTTCTTGAATCTTGTCGACGAGAGAAGAAAAGGTGGAGGGACGTCCGATACCCTGGGCTTCCAATTCTTGCACCAATCTGGCTTCGCTGTAATGAGACTTGGCGCCTTGAATGGTGACAATGGCCGTAATCTTCTTATACGGAAGAGGTGAATCTGGTTTCACAGTTTGCAAATAAAGATAGTCCTTGTTCTCTCGAGAGAACTTGTTTTCTACGATTTTCCAGCCAGGGAAGTCCATCAGTTCGGCCGTATACGTATATCGTAAGGATGGGTTAGGGCTGGTGATGGTGGCGGTCACCGAGTGGAGCGATGCAGGCGTCATACAACTCTCCAGTGTGTTCCTCCAAAGGAGTTTGTACAACCTTCTTTGCTTGGAATCTTGCACTTCTTCTGGCAATTCGTGGAGAGAAATCTGGGTGGGACGGATGGCCTCGTGGGCTAAAGTGGGTCCGTTAGTACCCATCTCATGTAAATAAGGTGGGCTATACGTCTTGGCAATGTAGTCTGCCACCGTCGCTAGGAATTCGTGGCTGTAGGTGGTGCTGTCGGTCCGCATATACGTGATGAACCCGCCTTCGTAGAGCATTTGGCAAAGACGCATGGTTTCCTTGGGCGCATAATGCAGTTCGTTGCTCGCCACCTGTTGGATACGGCTCGTTGTAAAAGGCTGTGGAGGTTGTTTGTAGACCTTTTTTGGTGCAGAGCAGCTGTATACATGCTGGAACTCTGCACTGTCGTCTAAGAAGTCAACCATCTCTTCTTCCGACTCCACCTTATCAGTGAGTGCAAAGGCCAAGTTGGAATTGGTGAAGTATCCGGTGACGTTGTAGACCTTTCTCTCCTCACTAGCTTGTATCATTTGGTAATTGTCGTATACCAACTTCAACGCAGGCGTCTGGCATCGTCCTGCACTGAGGACTCCCTTCTTTCCTTTCCCCTTCGCGGACACAGCACTCTTTTTCCATAACAACGGTGACACCTTGAAACCCACTACAAGGTCCAACACTTGGCGTGCCTGCTGCGCATGGACCACATGCATGTCGATGGGGCGGGGCTGTTTGACGGCTACTTGCAGGGCGGATGCGGTAATTTCGTGGAAGACAATGCGTTTTGCTTTGGTGACGTCCAAATGGAAAAGCTGACACACGTGCCACGCAATCGCTTCGCCTTCTCTGTCATCGTCCGTCCCTAGCAAGACGTCGGATGATTCCTCGATGGATTGACGCAGCTGTGCAATGGTTTTACGCTTCATGGGTGTGTCGATGGTGGTATACGTACAACGAAATTGATTCTCTATATCAATGTCCTCGAGAGACGCGAGCTCTCGCAAATGACCGCAGGTGGCCACGCACTTGTATCCGGCTCCCAGGTAGGTCTCTATTTTTTTACACTTGGAGGGCGACTCCACGATGACCAAGGTGGTCGTAGTAGCTGTTTTGGTTTTGTAAGTTTTCGGCATTTACTTTTCTCTTGGCGAGTTATATCTAAATTGATTTTTTTTTACATCATACATAGAGCAAATATTATACATGAATAATATATAATATATAATATATAATATATAATATATAATATATAATATATATGTATTGGCAGTCATAGTAGAAGATATAGAAGACATAAATTGTCCGTATATCCAAATCTCGAAGGAATGCTTCAAAATCAATGTTCACGCCTTTCTTCATGCGGACCTGGAAGGTATCAGTTTGTATTGGCAAAACCTGCACTTTAAGTGGAACAAAATGTTTGACTTGATGGAGCAACTCACATCGATTTGAATTGCCTCCACGAGATATCTCTCTCTGGTTTCTTCGGTGCCTCCTTGGGTTCACCTTGTTCGTTCAATTTATCGGCTTTACGCAGCGCACTGTCTACGTAGAGCTCTTTCAAGAGTGTCCCCACTAAAAACGACCCCTCGTGCTGGTCCAAATCCCCGTCCTCAATGCGTCGCAACACATCCAGAAATTTGTTCAGGATGCCAATGTCGATTTCGTCCTTTCGTACCTTGTTGTAAATGTCAGTGTAATACGTGAACAAAAAGTTGCATTCATTGACGCCTTCTTCGTGGATTTTAGCTTCGTCACCACGATATTGCGCCTTCAGCAGAATTAGTGTGTTGATGTCATTCCGAATGTTTTGACTGTGCTTTAAGGTGCGAATCGTCTGGGTTTGGTCCTCCACGTTGTTCGCCTTAATCATGTTCTGTAACTGCAACCGCTGGGTATCGTCCATTGTTGTTTGTTTATAGGCTATATTTTAAGTATTGTATCTAAACTCATGAAACCTCAAACTTTATATAATATATTTTTTTTTAATATTCACATAATATACATACAAAGAAACCATGGTCAATAGTTCACCACCACCAGGGTTGATACAACCTACGATGGCATCTTATGCTCCAGGAGCAGGAAATCCACGCCAAGATGCCATACTGCAGCAACAACAGATGAACGCTAAACAAAGTGTATTGAATCAGGCTGTCATGGGTGGTAGTCGACGAAAACACAGAAAACACAGAAAACACCGAAACACCCGTAGAACCAGTAAATCAAGTAAAGGGTTAAATTATAACCTCTTGGATTGGAACAAGGCGATTTCGGGTGGAGCAGCAGACCGTGTGGTTGTACCTCAATTGCCCATGTCTTACACCCCTAAGGGTGACGATCCGAACGCCCAAATTGCCAAGACATCCTCCATCAGTATGCAGAGCACTTCTTATGGTGCCGACGACCAATTTGCTTTCAAAGGTGGACGAAGAGGTGGAAGCAACCCGGACTGGAAATGGGGGTGTCAGAGTGGTGGCCGACACAAGAAGAGAAAGTCATGCGGCAAGAGAAAGAGCAGCAAACATCGTCATACCAACAAACGTCATTAAGCATCTGTTTGTCTCTCATCTGCGTTTATAGGTGCGACCACTTGGATGAATGGTCTCGCCCGCATTTTGCCTATCAATGATGCATATATGCAGGACAATTCCTTCACGAATGTGTACCGTTTCGTTCTTTCTTTTTTCTTGGGGTACAAGTGAGGAATATCCGGAATACCCAATACTTTGTTAAATAAGGACATGTGCTCAAACAATTGTTCGTACTTCACTGCGTAAATGGGATAATTGCGCGACCGAGGGACCATGTAGTGGTCGAAAAACTCTTCCAATTGGTACAAGTCTTTCCCTGAACTGACTACATCTCCCAACCAGATGTTCCCATTATTCATGCATTGGATGTGCTGGAGATGAGCTACATTCGGCCCAGTGGTGGTGGTACAACGAGAGAAAATGACATAAATCGGGTCACGATAAATGTAAATCACCTTATATGTTGCCAATTTGTTTGCGGGGATTTCTGTTTTGTTAAACCACTCACTGTAGACTGGGTCGGTCGTGTTTTCGCCGCCTATATAACACAACTTATCTGGAGGATGTCGGTCGTGAATATGATACACATTGCCAAATTGTTTTAAATAGGAGAACAAAATAGTGGAACCACATCCCCCGAAGCTGCAGACATAATAATGCATGTTTTTGTTAAATATAGGCAAGGTCTTGGAAGGAGGAACAACAGGAAGATTTACCACATTGTTCCTTAGATGCAGGTTCATTTTCATGGTAGGAATGCTCATACATTAGTTGAATGTTTGTTTTTTCTCATTGTGAACTTAATTACACTAAAACTGAACAAAAACCAAAACTAAATACAATTCCAATGAATAATTTTATTCGAATAGTATAAGGTTATGCCATCTGGAAAAAATTGGGTCAATTTCTTATATATTAATATCGCTTTTGCAATCTATATTGCCGCTACCTTTTACTTCAACCAAGTTGCGCAAATAAAAGCCAATTGGCCACTCTATCGATGCAATCCCATGTACATGGTTTTAGCAGATAATGTCGACGAGAATTTTGTTTATTGCATCCAGACCATGCAATCCAATTTTATGGGCTACTTGCTTCAACCGCTCACCTTCCTGACGGGTTCTCTCTCGACGATGATGGGTGGATTTATGGGGGATATCCAAAGTATTCGGGCCATGTTCAACAAAATTCGCACCTTTTTCTCTGCCATCATCGAATCCGTGTTTGGGGTCTTCCTCAATTTGGTCATTGAATTTATACGCATTACGGTGTCTATCAAGGACTTGATGGCCAAGACCATCGGCATCATGGTTTCGCTCATGTATGTCTTAGATGGCAGTGTGAAAACCATGCAGAGTACATGGAATGGACCCCCTGGTCAAATGGTGCGCGCATTGGGCAAATGCTTTCATCCATTCACCAATGTCCGATTGCAAGACGGAACGAACAAATACATGAAGGACGTGGCTTTAGGCGATGTCTTGCAAGACGGTTCCGTCGTGGAATGCGTCATGTCCATAAACAACCGCAAAGAGAGAACTCCATTTTACTATATCAAACAAACCGAACAGGATGACGGTGTTCTCGTCACAGGGTCCCATCTAGTCTTCGACGCATCGCAACAAAAATTTGTGCAGGTCAACCAATATCACAAGGCTGTTCCGACAGATATCGTGTTCGACTATTTTAGCTGCCTAATTACGGACACACATCGCATCCAATTGGGTAACGAAGTGTTCTGGGACTGGGAGGACCACTTTGTGAAAGCTGGGAGGGTGTAGAAAAAAAGGAAAAAAAAGGAAAAAAAAGGAAATGCCTTTAGAAAGAACAACGAAAAGTATTCAGTTACTATATATAAGATAAAGTATACAAAGAAGGCAATGGACAATAATCCTATCAAAAATATCACAAAAATGTATGACAAACAAACATATTTTGACCAATACGGTGCTTCGGTATTGTTGTTTATTGTCATTACGGTTGTGGTCGTGGTGATGGTCACGTATTTTCATGTAATGATACATGTTCAACCTATCATTGACGACTGGGCCAATCAACGATGCAAACCTTCCATACTTCCGATTGCTGGATTGATTACACGACCAGAGGGAATGAGTGCCAGCGAATACACCGCGCAGAATTTCGCGTACTGCACGCAAGGAATTCTGGCTAGTTCTGCGGGCGATGCTCTGCAACCATTGACCTTTGCGACATATGTGTTGCAGTCTTTGGCCCTCCAAATTCAGAACGCCATTCAAGCGATTCGCGCCATGTTCGACAAAGTGCGTAATTCTATGCAGGTGGTCTCTGAGGATGTGATGGGGCGTCTGATGAACACCATGATTCCACTACAACAAATCATCATTGGCTTCCGTGATTTAGTCGCCAAAATTCAGGGAACCATGACCTCTGGTCTCTTTACCTTGTTGGGAACCTATTACACCTTACGTTCTGTGATGGGGGCGATAGCTCAGTTTATCATCATAATCCTCATTGCATTGGCGGCCATGATTGCGCTCTTTTGGATTTTCCCGTTTACTTGGGGAGCAGCCATTGCCAACACCAGCATCTTCGTCGCACTGGCCATTCCAATGGCGATTATCTTGGTGTTCATGTCCGAAGTGTTGCATGTACAACCCGGAGGTGGATTGCAAATTCCGTCCATCAAATGTTTCGTTCCCGAGACGTTGCTGCAGATGCAGGACGGCGCTGACTGCCGTATTGCTGATGTCGATATAGGAGATGTTTTGGCGGACGGTGCACGTATCACTGCGAAAGTGCGTGTCACGACAGCGGGTTCCACCATGTACTCACTGCATAACGTGGTGGTTTCCGACTCCCATATTGTGTTCCATGAGGGTCACTGGTTGCCCGTGTCGCATCATCCCGATGCTGTACTCTACGATGGTGACCCGGGGGACCATTTGTATTGCCTCAACACCACTAGCAAACTCATCAACATCGGTGGTACCGTGTTCACTGACTGGGACGAAGTGTATGGTGACCGTCTCGAGAAAGTGTTGGATGCGGTACCGTTCAAGCGCAAGGAACTAATCTATGTGCATTTGGACAAAGGACTGCCACACGACACGACGGTTCGGTTGTTGGACGGTAGACAGAAGACAATTGTCGACGTACAACTGGATGACATTCTGGAGAATGGAGAGAAAGTATATGGAACTGTTGAGTTAGACGGTGCCATCGTGAGCGCGGTAGGTGGCTATGATTTAGGCGAAGGGCGTTTGTTTCATCTCCTGACCGACCGCGGAACATTCCGGGTTGGTGGAGGCAGAATCATTAAGGACTACAACGATGCCATCGACCGATTTCTTCTATAAGACAAAAAAATATTATCTATGAATTATGTATAAAATCATGGATATTTCTATTTTTGGATTTAAGTTGAATCTTGAAATTCTCATTCTCATCGGTGTCATCTATTTGATTTTAGTAGGACACACCTTGTGCGGATGCTCCCGTGTGGGATTGATGGAGGGTCTCGAAATGATGGCGGATGCGGTCCAGAAGGAAGCCCCTGAACCGGCAGCAGCAGGTGGTATTGTGGGAGGCAAATCAAAGGACGGTGCTGCCAAACCCAATAGCAAAAAGGAGGGATTTGTGGGGGCCAACACCAACTTTGGCCAATCATCACTCTACGATTTGTCGTCGGATGTCGGTGTGGATACTGCCTCTTGGAGCATGCCCAATTTGACTGTGGTCCCAGGTCAACCATTGAGCAAAGGAGTGAAGGATTTTTTAGCACGCGAACAACAACCATTGCCCTTGGAGAATGGAGAGATGGATTTCTTGGCCAATGTCCCGTTCAAGCCTGAATGCTGCCCCAACACCTATTCAAACAGTGGAGGATGTGCATGCATGACCTCCAAGGACTACAACTACCTGATGACACGTGGTGGCAACAACGTCCCTTATTCTGAATATTAAAAGACCCTCGTACAATTAGATATCCCAATTATATTTTGTATTCAATTGTGCAAGAAACCCCCACCCCCACCCCATTCGGGATTGTTGAAATTATATCTAGCTCTATATTAAAGAGAGAATCACACCGATATGAGTAGAACACATCGGAGAAAAAACGTGGCCAACAAAACACGCAAACAGCGTTCATGTCCAGTGGGGTTACGCCCATTCATGGCCAAATATGTCTCGAAGAACAAACAGCTTATAGCGTCTCATTCAAAGGAACAACTTCAGCAACAATTTTTAAAGGAATTGCTTTCTAAATTTGCACCGAACAGTATGAAACCAAATGACGATTTCTATGATTACATCAATTATCAATGGCTGAAAAAGGTTACCTTGGAGGAGCAACAAAAATACATTGTGCAAATTGATGACTTCCGTCTGGCGCAAGACAAGGTGTATCATTTGTTGGATGACATTATATTAGACTACACGCGCACCCATCACGACAAATTGGCGCAAAACCTTCGCAACTTCTACGCGTCTGTCATTGACATGAACTCCGTCAGTGACAGCAAACAACTTGCCAAAGAATCGGTCACTGAGATTGATGCGCTCATAGCCGAGAACAATCCATGGCAGATGCTTGCACGGTTCAATCGCGACGAAATGTTGTGTGCCTTGGCCCCATTCAAGTGGTCGATAAACCCTGATGACAAGCATCCTGATACTTTCCGATGTTACGTGGACCCACACAGTTTTATGTTCGTGGACCTCAATGTCTACTACGACGACGGCACAGACGTGGAGTACAAGAAGACCTATCGTCGTGAATTTGAAAAATATGTTGGACGAGTGTTTGACACGTGTCTTGGTAAGGGACGTCATGGATTCCACCCAAAAGATGTTTTCGACGTCGAGGTTCAAATATTCAATGCGTTGGGATGTATCGATGTCTCCGACAAAGAAGAGCAATACAATAGAGTGTCGAAATCAGAGAGCCTCGCCAAGTATGGTTTTGATTGGAAGGCGTTCGCCACGAGTTTGGGTTTCAAGACGGTTCCTGACTTTTTCGTCACCTCCAGTCTGAACTACTTGAAATGCGGGTCCGACATTCTTGTCAAAAATTGGAACACCCCTGCTTGGCGCACGTATTGGGTCTTCATGTTGCTGCGGCGATTGGTCCGTATCACACGTAAATGGGAGAATCTGACGTTTGATTTCTATGGAAAATTCGAGAGAGGACAAGAAGCCATCAACCGAAGTGATGCAGTCAGTGCATCGTTGTACATGTCAGTGCCCTTCAATACGTTCTTGACGGAGCAATATATGAAAAAGTATTCGGACCCCCAAACCACCGAGTATGTCAGCATTTTGTGCAATGATTTGATGATAGCCTTCCGTACAATTTTGGAGAAAAACACCTGGCTCTCTCCGAAGACCAAAAGGTATGCACTGCATAAGCTTAGCAAAATAAAACTGATTGTGGGCCAACCTGAGAATTTACGCGAGGACCCCGACCTGGATTACACCAAAAACTTGTATGACAACTTAATGAAATTGAATGACTGGAGACTCAAACGATTTATCGAGTTGGAGGGCAAACCCGAGATTGATATCCCTTTCATGGATTGGAGTCAGTACCCAGTGAAAATGGCGGGAACACAAGCATACATAGTGAATGCATCTTACACGCCGTCTAAGAACGCTATCTACATCAACCAGGGCTACATACAGAAACCTTTCATCGATTTAGACGAACGCGGCATCGAGTACAATCTGGCACATCTGGGGTTCACCCTTGGGCATGAGATGTCGCATGGATTTGACGACTGGGGTAGTCAGTACGATTCTCAAGGAGTCTTGAACAATTGGTGGACACCGGCGGACAAGAAAAAATTCCAAGCAATTCAAAAAGACATCATCCGTCAATATGAGGAATACGCAGCGAGAGACGGGATTACCTTTGATGCATCCTTAGGTATCGGTGAGGACATGGCAGACATTTCTGGTTTGGCCATATGCGATGAATACTTGCGCAACTTCCAGCTGAACAACGACGACATTGTTCCGATACGCAATCTGGGGTTTCAGGCATTTTACACATATTATGCGTTCCAACAGCGACAGTTGGTTGGTAAGCGAGCTCTCTCTGCACAATTAAAAAGCAATCCACATCCATTGGACAAATACCGATGTAACGTGCCGCTATCGCGCTCCAAGATATTCCGTTCCTTGTTCAATGTAAAGAAGGGTGACGGGATGTGGTGGAGTAGCGACAACACGATTTGGTAGATGAATCACATGACCTTTACGTATGCAATCATGCAATATATATTGTGCAAAAAAACCATTTAAAGACCAACAATATATATTGTGCAAAAAAACCATTTAAAGACCAACAATATATATTGTGCAAAAAAACCATTTAAAGACCAACAATATATATTGTGCAAAAAAACCATTTAAAGACCAACA